ATCGAATTCTTCCCATTGTCCATCATAATCTGTTTGACGTAGTTTGTAATATTGTACTCCCGGTCTAGGATTATTATCTTGTGTTGTATAAGTTAACTCAGTATTAGAATAACCAGCTCCTTGTATTTTTTGCAATTGATTCCATTCATAACCATCATAAGATTTATACAATGTAAAATAATCATTGTTTTGTTCTGATTGAGTTATCCATTTTATTTCAACTTTATCTTGTGTTTCGTCTAAATGATACGCATCAAAAAATGATAACGTGATAGGTAATCCAATTGGTTCAGATCTATATATCATTACTTGTGTACAAATAAAATTTGAAGCACAATAATATTCATTTAAATGCACATATAAAACTCCAGTATATGTAGCAGTCCAATATAAATACGATGTAAATCCAGAACATCCAGTAAAATCGTCATTATATGCTAATAACGCTCCACTACCATCACGCAAAGTTATTTGTGTATCATATGAAGCTTGTACACCTCCTCTTTCACCACATGTAGAAAATTGATATGAATCACCAGAAGTTATATTCAATTGAATAACTTCTCCTGCCCAATTACAAGTAGAAGCCCAATCCCATGTATCAACAGTTGGTGTGTAAATAAAAGATGGATAATAATTAGTTCCATTATCACATTGTGTGTATGTAATAAATGTTATTAATGATAGTATTATTGTTAGTGCAGTTTTCATGTATTTCCTTTTTTGTTTAGTTTACCACTTACGACAAGACCAATATCTTGCTTTATGTCTTGGTCCTGGATTCTTACAATTATGTCTTGCTCTAAATGACTTACGAGCTTTAGGATTATTTTTTCTGATACGCATAGTTTTTTGGCCTGCTTTCTTTGCGGAGGTTCCACCATGACCAAAGTTTACTTTAACTACATTTCCTTTTGGATTCTTAACATATACTTTGAATTTTTTAACATCGCCACGCATTGGCTTTCCTAGTTTAACTTTACGCCCCCTATATTCAGCTTCATTAACATCTGGTTTATACTCTCGTATAAATTGTATGAACTCTTTTATGTCATGATAATTTTCTACAATATATTCTTCCATATTAAAATCCCTGTCTTATTCCTAATTTAGGCAACAGCTTTCGCCATCGTTTTATTATTGTTTCTTTTTGTTTTACAGATATAGTTCCATTGTCGACCCAACTGTCTAAATATTGATTAATTACTTCAGCAAACGGCTTACGTTGTTTTTTAGCTTTTGTGTATAATCCTTGAATCATGGCAGGTTGCTCTTTTTGTAACAACCAATAATTCATAGTTTCTATTTCACCCGTTTGAATTTTTGCTCTGCGAGCCATATCTGATCTTTTATACTTGCCTTGTTTTACATTCCATCCACTTTGTGTTGTGTGTTCAATTTCATGTCTAAGTATGTCTGATAAATCTGCAGATATTTCTGATAAAATCTGTGGATACTCCGTAGGATCAATTTCAAATCTAACTTCGATAAGTGGAGGAGTATCTGCTTTGTTTGGATCTTTAGATGAATCATTATATGCATCTCCACCATAACGGTAATCATTTAATCCTTCAATCCACAAAATTTTAAGTGTTAAATAAAATTCTAACGGGATATCTGGTGCTTCAATTTCTTCAAAATATATTTCTGGATGTTCTTCTATGTTTGGTATAGAGTCTCCTTTTGCAAAAAACGTTTTCTTTCCTGCAAACATACCGTCTTCTGATTCAACACAAGAATAACTATCTTTTACTATGTTTAATAGTTTATTAGATAATTTTGTTACCAGACTGTCATATCGACCTTCTACAAATAAAGCTTTCATTGATATCATATATTAATAAATATCACTCAAGTAAATTGTAATTCCAATAACGTTCTTTGTCTTGATTAAATGGGTTTCCTGTTTGTTGATAGTAACAATTTAAACAAAGCATCTGTAAATTTTCTATGCGATGATTAGTTATGTCTCCGTCTTTATGATCTAATAAAAGTGGTACGGTGTCATCAGTAATTCGTCGTTCTTCATATCCACAACTATTACATTTTTCTGGAAGTATGGCAAGTGCTAAAAGTCGATTTCGAAGTTTCCATACAGGATAATTAGGATGTTTACCTGAAAGTATATTGTCTATGCTATATACTCCACGATTAGCTTTTACTACGTCTTTTGGTATGCCAACACCAAATTGATTTTTGTGAAGCTCATACAACGTTTTGCCAGACTCTCTATCGGTATACATCTTTGCATATTTTTTATAAGATGTAAATGATATTTTAAGGAAGCGAGCCGCTGCAGCATTGGATTTAGTATTCTCCATTGCATACCGTATATCAGCTTCTGGAATATTTAATGCTGTACGGCCTTGACCATATACATATTTATATTCACTCATTAATAAACTCCCTGTTTCCTCAAATATTCAACGGCATCACGTACCGAAGTTTTTTTATTGTATAATTGTTTAAGTTCTGGTTTGAGTTTTAACGTCCAATCTGTAAATGTCCTAGGGTACACTTTACTTTTATTTTGCACTGCTTCAATCCAATATGAATATGCTGGATAATTTTCGTCGAATCGTTCTGCATCTGTTCGATTTTCCATGTATTCGATTTGGTCTTTCAAAGGCCATAAATTAAAAGGAACGTTTGGATCTTTTCTTCGAGCTGGTAAACGATCTAAATGTTTAGTTCTTCGCTCGTTACGTGTTATAAATTTATCCATCAGATTGACAGATCTATCTTTTGGCGATTCGCCACTATGTGCTGCTTTCTTTCCCATTAAGCGGTTTATTTTTATTTGTTAATATAACTAATTTACGCCAAGCATCTTCAGCTCGGTATATGTATTTTTTAAATTTTACAATGTTTTGTTGTTTTCTAGCAACCTGAGCCCACTTCATGTTTCTGTGATATGTAGCATGAAGAAATCCTATGCGTATTGTTCTGATAAATTTAAGCATTTCTTTTTCGTTTTCTAGGTGTAACTGTTAATCCAGATTGAACTAAATTGTTCCAAGCTGATTTACAATTTTCATAATTATCAACAAATATAGAACATTGTCCATTTGCATCTACTAGCATAGCACATTGATTGGCTTGGTATTCATTATGGCCGCATATTTCAATTAAACAGTTTATAACATGATCAAAAGTAACTTTGTCATCATTATAGAGAATTAACTCCCATTTACCTTTTTTTGATTGTTTTCTGGACATCCCGTATAATCGCACATTGTTCATATAACTCTAGTTCTGTTGCATACTCTAATGATTCTTCTAAAAATTTATTTTTTCTTGCCGTATCCCAATTATCAGGCCATTGCCAATCTGTAGTCTTCATGTGGTCAATGGAACGAATAAACAATTGTTCAACAAAATTCATAGCTTCTATATTACTTGTATACATATATTATTATATTAATAAATATTAAGGAAATAACCAAATGTTATTTAATTTTTAACTTTTGTCCAGGATATATAATAGGGTTGTCTAAATCTATATTGTTTGCTAATGCAATTGTTTTCGCAGTTATGCCTTTTGGTTGTTTTGCTGCGATACTAGATAATGTGTCTCCAGATTGAACTATATATACTTTAAGACTGTCAGCATAATATTTAAATTTATCATAATTCCACTGCATACGTTTTTTAACACCGGGTGGACCATTTTTATAATCATTATGATTGATATATTCAGCAGCCGCTTCTTGCCATTTATCTTGTTTCATTAAATCCACAGTATCATGCGTACTTTTTAATTCACCACGAAACATTGCATTTATTAATGCTTGTTGAACATATCTTGGCAATTTATCTATGTCAATACCCAATATTGTTTTTATTTTTGTTTGAGCTTTTTCAATATCGGCTAATAATAACTTAGTTGCTTCTGTGTCTGTAATTCCGTCTTTAAAATCTTCAGAAGCAGTAAGTTTATGACCATATGCAATAGTTTTTTTGCCACCTTCAACACTAATATGCGGAAACCATTTTTTCTTTTTTTTGTTCCAACCTTTCATTACAGAGTTTTCAAATTGTTTCATTAATTTGACAAAACTGCTAGTTACAACAATTGATTCATTTAATATGTTTGTAAGTCGTATCAACGTCCTTGACCTCTGTATTTAGATTTATGCCCTGTTTGTCCTTTGCTGGCATTCTTTGAATGAATGCCTGGTCTTTTCTTTTTTGGTTTGTCTAATTTACCAGATGTTATATTTCTTGCTGCCATTATTTTTTCTTTTTCTTTTTACGACCCGATTTCATGTTAGCACACCAATGATACATTTTGCCTCGCTCGCCACCATATTTTTTAGCTTTGCGACGAAGACTAGAAACAGATCCTTTACAACTTGCCCCAGCTCGTTTAACCCTACCAGGTCTACTTTTGCCTTTACGTTTTCCATCTGCAAAATTTTCGTCTACTGGCTTATATCCAGATCCATATGGAGCAGCTTTACCATCATGATTAGGAGCAACACTTTCAGATTTTCTCATTCTCTGAGTTTTCTTTTTGGATGCTTCTTTTTTCTTTTTGATGTATTCAAATGCCGATCGCAGACTTTTTTTCTTTTTTGGATCTTTTGTCCGACCTACCGCAACACGCAATCTTTGATGTATAAGATTAATGATTTGTGATTGTCGTTTATGTGATTTATTTTTAAATGATGCTTTGTTTAATGTGTCGACTACATCTTGTCGAGTCTTAAATTTAACTGACACTGTGTCACTTGGATTTTCATCTGTATATAAACGACGTCCAGAACCTTTGGGTTTCTTGCCAGTCCCTTTTTTAGGATCTGCTTCTGCTAGTATGTCTACTAGTTTAATCATTTTTTCTTTTTAGACTTGTTACCCCAATTCTTTGCTCCTACCTTTCTACATTGAACTAATGCACCAGATGCATAAGCTGATGGCCATATTTTATAACGACGTTTTACTTTGTAGTAACAAGCATCACGCTTTTTCTTTTTCTTCTTTTTCTTTTTGCGCTTTTCTTGTAAATCTATTTCCAATAAGTCTTTGAGTCGTATCATTTCTTTTTACTCTTTCTTGTTTTACTAGATACGTTTTTTGCTTTACCTCGTCGATTCGGATTTTTATCTTTTCTGCGTTTTTTTCTAACAGCCTTAGCTATAGCTTCTTTACCGCCTTTTGCTCTTAATTTTTTAGCAGCATCTTTAGATAAACATTTAGGTTTGCCTTCGCCTTTCTTTCTGTCTCCACACTTCCCAATACGTTCTCCTTTAGTGTTATAACGATCCCATCCGCCTCCTCCTGCGCCGCCTTTACCGCCTTTACCAAACCAAGCTCTTAAATCTTCTTCAAGATCATCTTCATACATAATCATTTGATCTTTATCAGAAAATCCTTCATCTGGAAGTTTTGCTTCTCGCTTAACACAATTAGGAACACGCTTACCAAACATAGTTTTCATGCCTTTCTTCTCATACCCTTTCCAACAACGAGTTCCCTTTTCATCTAATAGATCTTCATCTACTTTATCTGGAAGCTCTTCATAATCTTGTTTAGTCATTTTGCTAGCAAGTTTTTTAGCAGCTGCAGGTTCATTTGCAAACATGTACCGTTGTTGTGCTTTGCTAGCAAACTTTTCAACTAGTAGTGATTTTAGTTTAATCATAATCTATCCTCTACTACTTGCCAATCAATTACACGGAAAAAGTCATTGATATATGAACCTCGTTTACTGCGATGTTTTAAGTAATATGCATGTTCCCATACATCCATTCCTAATATGGGTACACCACTCATACCAGGCTGAAATGCTGGATTATCTTGATTAGCAGTACTCTTAATATCTAACTTTCCGTTATTAGAACACAACCAAACCCAACCAGACCCAAATTGATCTAATCCTGCTTGTTTAAATTGTTCTTTGAATTCTGTTAAACTGCCAAATGCATCATTAATCATAGCACTGAGTTTTGCACTTGGAGCTTTATAATCAGGAGTCATGTTTTCAAAATATAACAAATGGTTTATATATCCTCCACCATTGTTTCTGATAACATCTTTTTTATAATGTTTTTTACATATGTCTATGGCTCTTTCTAATAAACCATGTTTATCAGATGAATATTTAAATTCTTTACATGCTTTATTGAATTTATCAGTATATCCTTTAAAATGTTTTTTGAAATGCTCTTCCATTGTAGCAGTATCTATAATAGGATCTAAATCTGATAGTTTGTATGATAATGGAAGACGTTTAAAGTCTTGTTGTTTGCTCTCCGTTAAAATACTCATCAACTTCATTATTCATCTTCTTTAGGTTTTACAGAGTGTAATTTTTCTTGTATGCGCTCATATTCATTGTAAGTAATATTAGTAGCATCTATAGCTTCTAAATATCCTTTCAACCACTGCACAAATTCATGTGCTGTTATTTTTTCATATTCAGGCATTATTTTCCTTTCATTGCTCCACGTAATACGCCTTTCAATGTCATATCTGTTTTTTTATTATATGAAGGGGCTGGTTCGGTACCTCTTACGTAATGAGTCATATAGTCTTTAACTTTGTTCATATAATCAGCAGCTAATGTTATTTTGGCTTCGAGCCATTCTGGTAAGTCATCTGTTTCTTCGATCATATTGGCTATATCTTGTGCATCTTCTGCACATTCTAATGCAGAATACTTTGCCATTTTGCCTTCTTTCTTTTCGTGGCCACAACCACAATCTTCATCTAGTTGTTTCATTTTTTCCTCTTTTTATACATTGGCCAGTTTTTAGTTTTTTCATTAAGCCATTCTTGACGTTCATCACACCCACAGTCTTCATCTAGAATTTCTGCAATAATGTCTGACAGTTTATCTAATCTTGTTGCCGCTGTAATCTTTTTTATGTCGTCTCCTAAACCTCTTGACTTCATTTTATAGGGCCTCCTCCAACCCAAGCATCACAACTTCTAGCTCCTGCACATTTAAACCAAAAGAATTCACAAAATCCTATATTTGCATTTTTAACTATAGTTTTGCCTTCTTTACCAATAGCTTTTTCTATTTTGTTTAATGTGGATTTTTTTTGATCAAATGCACCACAATTAGCACATCTTGATTGTTTTGCAGCTTCTACTGTAGTGTTCCAAAGTTCTGCTTTGTCTTCCCAAAACTTTTTTGAACCTTTTTCATCATCTGGATTGAGTGGTCCATAACTATATTCTTTAACTGTTTGATTTCTATTTAACGTGTTTAAATCTAAATCTGTTATGGAATCTTCTGGATTCACTTTTTTCTTGCCTATAGATTTTTCTTTGGCAATTGCTGCAGGAGTATTATAAGTATCTTTTGATTCTAATATTCCTTCTTTTAATATGTGTTTTAACTTATCCATTTTATATAAATATCAATTACTCCAAATAACATTTTTAAATTTTTCTGGTGTTAAATTAAAATAGTCTGTTCTCCATTTTGTTTGCTCGAAAAAATCTAAATGATACCATTTATCTCGTATTTTCCACAATGTTCTGGCTACGTCATCCCAATCTTTAGACAACATAAATTTTTCAATTTCTAATTTTTTTTCTACTACATCTTCATATACAAATGAATCCCATTCATAGTGAAATACTTCAAATACTGCATCTTCTGATACATAGTCAATTGATATATCAATTCCCCATTTAGGTTTCATTTTAATTAATTTATGCAACATTGGATTTGTTTTTGCATAATAAATTAATTGTTCTAAAGCTTCTCCAGAAAATCCTTTTCGTTCAAATAAATCTGAATGATTAATGTGAGCTCCACCTCTTTTATCCCATATCAACCAATCATAACGCAAACAATCTTCATGTCTTCGTTCTATAACATTATATCCATTTGGCTCTAAAAATAATTGTTCGGCTTTAGTTAAATGATATCCATTTTGGTCAAATAAATTAACAGCATCAAGATTTAATAGTTTATCTCCTTGTGTTGTTTTATTGACATATGTAGACGTAGAGCTAAATTTATTATTTGATACAATCATAACGTTTAATATTTGTCAGTTATAGGATATCCTTTACTAATACTATCCATTGGATGTTTTCCTGGACCTTTGTGCCAATCTGACTTTTTTTGATTACCAGCAAGTGGACCACTATAATCTGCATAATCATGTTCTTTACCAAATGGACCAGCAAAGTCTTGCTCTGTCATAGTTTTCATGTCATTGAGACGTATTCTTAATTTTTTAAGTATAGTGTTTTGTTCTGGTGCTACTGGTATTTCAAAAACCTGACCTCCTGGATACCCATAATCATTATTCGGCTTCATCATTTTAGAATCGCCAGTATCGTCAATACCTAAAACTTTATATGGAACATCTTTCATTGTGATGTTGCCGCTAGGTATCATTGTGCATCTACCTGGATGATTGTATTGACCTTGTGGATCTTCGACAGCACCAGTATATTTCATTACCCGTTGCCATCCTTCTTTGTCTAATAGTTTACGTTTTAGCATATGTGCTGCTAATTCATCGATTACACTATCATCCCGTTCATCTACAACAGCTTCTACTTGAAGTTGGCTAAATGCAATCTGTTTGGCAAGATCTTTTAAACGAGCTAATAATCCCTTGTTGCGTAACTTCTTGAATGCTAAATTTTCTACGGAATATTCGCCTTCTGCTTCTAATCCTGTTTGTCGCATTTTATATAATCGATCTAATATGTGTTTGATTCGATATTCCAACTGTGGATCTTTTTCGTCTAGTTGTTCTATCTCATATTGTAATGGTGCCATTTTAGCATCAATGATTTCATCATCAACTGATATTATATCTGCATTTGGTTTTTTCAACCATTTGCCTCGCATCAAAGAATATTGTCCTACTGATGAATGAAGACGATCATTCCAATCTTGTGCATACAATTCAATGTCCATTCCTTTATATGTTAACGGATAATTGTTGCTCCATATGCTTTTCTTGGCCATCATTAAATTTTTAACTAAATGCAGATTGTCTGCTACTGCTTGATAGTTAATCACAACATGTAAATCAATATCCGATTTGTCAGTCCAATTATAGTTTGCGTTGCTACCAATAAGCAACACGTCTAATACTTGTACATTTTCTGGTACTTCTAAAAATTCAAAGAATGCTTTTGCTATGCGCAGAAATTTATAGGATAGTCCTTTTTTAAGACGTTCGCCATCCCATAATGCAGGATTTAAAGTGCTTTGTGTTTCGTATTCGTTGATCATTGTTATTCTGCAGCTGCTGGTTCATCTTGTTTATATGTGTATTCGTCAGCTCCAATTGGTGGATATTGATCTAAATCATCCAATTGCACAAATGGTCCGGCTGCTACTTTTGCTGTTGTTTTACCTAATACTAATGTTTGTTTTAAAGTTTCTTTAGCTTTTTGCATTTGAGCATAACCACCAGGCATTGCTGATGCCATTGCCCATTTTGTAAGTGGTACTATTCCTACTTTTCCTAAATGCTCTGAACTTTCAAATCCTAATGTTTCTCCAGCCATTTGCATTTCATTCCAAATCCAATCTACATTTTTAGCAAATTGTAACTGAACTGTTTTTGCAGTTTGTGAAGATATTAATTTGTTTATATCTGCATCTTTATATAAGTTCCACATCGGGTTATTATAATCTACAGAATTTCTTGTTATGATTTCTCCCAACCCATCTAGTTTTTTGGACAACTCACCTTTTCGAAAAGTTTTTGCTGAAGTAAAAAAGTCCATGGTATGCTCTCCACTATCAAATAGTCTAGCAAAATCTGGAACTCCGTTTTTACCTCCGGCATATTTACGAAGTACTGGGTTTTGTCTAAATAAATTATTCAAAGCTTGTTTTTCAGCTTTAGTATACTCACCAACCGCTTGTTTAAATTGCTTAACAGTTTCTTTTTTACCACTTACACTCATAAATTTTGAAAGAGCTCCAAGCCTTGATGGATCTTTTGCTACCCGTTTAACAAATCTCATCTCAGTTTCTGCTGCCATTGCTGCTAATTTTTTTGCAGGAAAAAACGGCATACGTCTTAATTTCGGTAACAATCCAAATGTCAAGAAATTAAATACTTTTCCTGGCGTTTTCCATATTTTTAATCCTTTTGCTTTGACTTTCGCAGCTTTTGCTGCAGCTTCTGCAGTATTAGCAGCATTACGAAAAGCATCGCTTCCTTTTCCAAGCTTTTTTGCTGCATCGTCTAATTTAGTTAAAACTATATTATCTCCTACTAGTTTTTTTACAGGAGAAAATATTGCTCGAATTCGATCTACAAAGCCTCCGAAAAATCCGCCGACTCGTTTTAATTCACTAGGAGTCATTGCTCCCTTATTAACCAAATCGACTCCTACCGTTTCTAGAGCTTTAACATCTCCCTTTAACCACCAACGTTTAATTAATCCACTAAATTTAGTAAGCTTCATTCCTTTTAGTCCGGCTTTTATTCCTGTTGTAGCAGCTTTAAACGCCCCTTTAATACCAAGCTTAATTACACTACCAATAACTGGTATTATAGCTATTAATGATAAAAATCCTTCGAAATATTTGCCACGAAAGAAATAAATAACAGCATTAATAACATCTAATGCATCGCCAATTACAGGTATAAGTCCAGCCCAATCCAATATTGTTTGCAATGTGTCTAACCACGGAATTTCTTTAGGCTTATCAAACATTGATTTGCTTTGTTCAGTATATGCTATATTTCTAAATACACCATTTGCATCTATAGTAGCCAATACACGATCCTTCGCAACACTTACCAAAGCTCCAGGGTCTTTAGCAGTAATTTCTATTTTATTGCTTTTAAAGTTCCAACCTAAACGACCCATGAGATTGTAATCATATACACTACCATCTTCATAGAATCTAAACATGTTTTTGTATTTAGACTTTTTACCTTCCACGCCAGCTAGCGGTTCAATTTCAACTTGTACTTCATATGCATATGGATTTGACCCCATATTTAATTGTCGTACTGCGTTTTTTTCTGGAAATTTTTGGATGAATTCAGCAACCTTATCATTTGGTGACTTCCACGCAAATTTGTCTTCTGTTTCTGTTTCTTGCTCTGTTATCAATGACATACGTTTTATGTCATCAACATTTTCGTTTAACTGAATAAATTCTTGTCGAGCTATCTCAATGTGTTCTTTAACTAGTTGTATTTTAACATTGAGTTGTTCTTGTTGAACTATTTTTTTTAGATATGTTTGGTTCATTAAAAGTCCTCTATTTTATATAAATATCGTTACTTCCAAAAGAGCTGTATAAATATGATAGAGAATGCTAATAGTAAACATGTAGCCGTTTTCAAACTAATTGCTTCGCCTCGAAAAAAATATGTCATTGCACTAAAAATAACTATTCCAGAAACAAATGAAACAAATCTACCCGGCCAAAATTCACCCTGAAATCCTGTTACTGCTAGTCTTGTTCCTTCCATAAAAAGATATGTAATAGGAACACCACAAAGCATTAATGCCCATCGCCATTCTTTGGCCCAAGACCATATGATAGGCCCGTTGACTTGTACCCAAACAATGCATTGACCTATAGTAAACAATAAAGCTGCAGCAACGATATATTTTAGATTCATTAATATATTATAAGAAATATATATCTAAAATCAAAATCCACCCATAACGGCTTCGTCAATTGCTTCTTGAATTTCACTTTTTGTTGCAGACATCTTGAAAGATATATCTGCTTGAAATCTGTCTACTTCTTCTCCGTCTAAAAACAATACAATTGTCGGAACAACAACTACTTTGTATTTTTTTTGTAAATCTGGATGTTTGGTAATATCATAATACTTAACATTACAATCAGTTAGCTTTCCAAGCCAAGTAACTTTATTAGCATTGTTCCAAGCAGCATTGAAATGTTTAACAGTAACTTGCGTATAAGAATTAATTGTAAATAATAATACAACCAATAATAAAAATAATTTTTTCATAATAGACTACTTTAAATTATCAATTTTTTCTTCTATTCGATCCATATCCTCTTTGAGTTCCTTGACATCTTCTTGTGTTGTCATAATGGTTTGTCTGACTATTTGATCTTTCATGTCAAACTCCATTCTGGTTACTTCTGGTTCTGGTGGTTTAGGTAATTCTTTTGCTTCTTGTATGTCTGCCTGTAAAGCAAACCACATTCCAACTACTGTTGCAATTGCAAATGCAATACCTATCAAAGTTTTAATACTTACTTTAAAACCTGTGTCTTCGTTTAATTCTTTTGCCATATCTGTACTTTATAATATTATGTAATTTACTCCTACACTAAAATTGTGCCACCTTCTGTTCCAATATTTATGATATTTTCCTTCAAGGAACACTCCTAAGCTTTTGTTAAATTTATATCCAAATATCAATCCTCCGGAGTAGTCTACCCATTGGCCGTTATTGAAATTATGATATGAATATTCATTTTTAGTTTTAATATGAAGTGGCATTACATTAGCCCATGAGTGTAGCCAAAAGTCTTTTGTATAATGATAAAAATCAAATCCTAATACTAATGAATGATTCCATTGCAAGTCTAATGCATTTCTTTCTTTTTCTGTATATTCTGCTAATATTTCTGGTATTACTACAGCTTCCCATACTTGCGTGTTTTCTGCAACTACATCGCCTGCAGGATTAAAATATGTTACTCCACCTTGTCCATCGAATTCAATATTGTATCCTTCTTGCAATGCCAATTGAGTATAATGAAGATTACCATCTGATAATAACCATTGATCTAAAGGATTATATCCATATGGTTCAGATATACGTTGCACTGCACCAATATTAAATGATAGCTTGTCTCCTATTTTTTGTCTGTATCGCTCTGATGATTCAAAGTATCTAATGTCGGCAAATCCATCTTGCAGATATTCTGCTTTAGCTATCCAATGTTTAGCAACATATCTTAAAAAGTGATCTTGATTAAAAAATGATGTTCCTTGCTGTCTAGTCCAATCTGCTTCAAATAAAAATTCAAATCCGTTTATCTTACCAATTGTAGCAGCATCACCATATGTTTTTTCTGTGCCATCAAAGAATACATTAGTTCGATTTTCATAACCAAATCTAGCAATCTTTCTAACACCAACTGCAATAGAATAATCAAAAGGTGTTTTAACCGTTGAGGTTTCTAAACCATTTGTTACAGAATATACATCAACATCAGATACTGAATTACCTCCTGTTACTGCACCATAGAATGTAGAGTATTTAAAAACTTTTTTAATTGTTTTTTTAAATTTAGACTCTGATTGGCTAAATGCAATTGCTGGTAATAGTAAAAATAATATTAATAATTGTTTCATTGTTTTATAATTTTTTTGTTAAATTGTTTTCCGTCGTGTGTTATTGTTAAGAAATATACTCCGGTATCGATTGTGTTTAGATATAAACGATCATCATCGCCAGTTAATATAACTTTACCAGTTGCGTCTTTTAATTCATATACAATGCTTAAATGAGTCTTAATATTTAATATATTATCGGTTGGGTTTGGATATACAACTATACCATTTGCTGACATTTCATCTAATCCAACAGGCCACCCAGCTTCACAATAATTATACATTGATTGACAAGATGCATCCCACTCTACTTCACAACAATAAACATCTACATCAATTACCCAAGCATAACATCCATCATTCAACCAATAAGGATTACCAGGTCCTCCAACACATCCCGCATCATATAAACAAGCTGTTGAATCAGACACATTTGCTGTTGGATCATAGTTAAATGCATTTGGATCGGTACATCCTATAACTGGCAATATACAAGTTCCGTTATCTGTATTAGCCAATGGGTCATAATTTAAAGCGGTTGAATCAGTACATCCAAATATATAAGGTACACAAGAACCATTATCTGTATTAGCTAATGGATCATAATTAAACATAGTTGGGTCCATACAGCCGTATATATAAGGTATACAAGAGCCGTCATCTGTATTAGCATTTGGATCATAGTTGAACATGGTAGGGTCTGTACAACCGTATATTGGGTATATACAAGTGCCATTATCTACATTTGCATTTGGATCATAATTCAATGCCAAAGAATCCATACATCCAAAATATATACACGAACCATCATCTACATTTGCTGCAGGATTATAATTCCAGGATATTGGGTCCATGCATCCATATACTGTTGCTATACAACTACCATCATCAACTGTAGCATTGGGGTCATAGTTAAATGCTAAATCATTTGTGCATCCATATATTATTGGAATACAATTACCATCATCTGTGTTTGCGTTTGGATTATAATTTAACGATGTTGAATCAGTACATCCGAGTACAACAGGAACACATAAATCACCACAAAAAGGAATTGCTTGATATTTTTCATAAAATGGACCTTCAAATGGTTGTAAAGCTCCTAACCCATTGTTTGCAAAAGGATTAGAACCTTCATGCATTAATACTACTCCGTCTGCATTAGTTAGTTTAAATGAATTTTGCCATGTTTGAAATTCAACTTCTTGTGCTGGTTGCTGTGGTGCTGCTACTTCGAAATAATAAACTTCAACAGGTTTATCTGTGTCTAATGTTAACGGAAACGTTTGACTGTAAGGTCCTGGCCCCATTGTAAATGTCCATTGATTTGTTCCTTGAGTTACACCAATGTATGAATTACCCCAACCATCTGCAGCTGCATCTCCAATCCATAATTCATAATCGCAAGTAGGAATTATTTCTTGCATCGTAGCATTAGGATCATAATTATAAGCCGTAGTATCGATACACCCATATACATGTAAATTTGCACAACTGCCATCATCTACATTTGCAGCGGGGTCATATTCTTGATATGCTGGATCTGTACATCCTAAAACAGGTGTTATTCCACTACACGGATTTCCAAATACAGGGCCTGAATAAGCTACATAATCAAAATCGAGATTTGGTGCAACATCAGTTAGAGTCCATAAAACATTACCATCACAGTCTGTTATTACAACATTTCCAGGAGTATTACCACCTACTAATCCATCACCATATGAATCATTTATAATGAGTTCAACTCCTTGACCATCAATACAAACTGTATAATCATATGTTTGACCTACATCTGAATAGTCATATTCTCCTTGTGGCATTTGTATAGGAATTCCGCCATCAGACAACGATACCAACGTCCATGATGTTTCTCCTGGCCAATTATCTAAAGTTACCGATATTGTTATTTCATAATCTCCCGGATCGCAGTTTTGTCCACCTCCTGCATTTAAACATGTGCCATCGTCTTGATTAGCCCATGGATTATATGATATTGAAGTAGGATCAGTACAACCTGGAATACATGGTTCTGGAGTATAAAAAATAGGAGCAGATTGAGTTCCGTCAGCAAAATTAACTGTTAATTGATGCTGTACAGACCAATTTGGTGGCATATTTGGTGTTCCTGCATATACTCCAAAATTCAAAGCATCAGGATTAACTGGATATG